ACATGAAATCAATTGAAGAAACAAAAAAGGTCTATGGTATGACAAAGAACTTCTCGTTTCCATTAGACGAAAGCAATAGATTTGGTGGATACCATAAGACCGAATTATCTCTTCCTGAGATTGACCCTAATTTTCCTATAGAACAACAATTAGATGATGCACTTGCAAATCATGTGAAAGCTACATCTGATTACTTAAACACAGAGCTAAACAGACAAATTATGGAAATAAAAGGTTTAGATAAAGAAGAATGAATTACGAAGGTCCAAACACTTTTTCAATTTTAGAAGCACTATTAGTAGAAAAAGAACTAGTAGATGAAAAGAGGGGACTTGAAAAAAGAAGTATAGATTGGTGGGATATGTTATCTAAAGACTCTATTTTTAGAATAGACGATGCAGTTAACCTAAGAGAAAATCCAAAACTATTTATTGAATTAATAAAATCCGCAGCTATAAGTTTAGCGTGGGCAGAAGACATATATAAAGGACGAGATGAAAAAAGAAGCGAAAGAATTAATAGAGAGTCTTAAAAAAACCATGAAACTAGATGTA